CAGAATCACCGACGCCAGAAACTGCGAGGTGGTCTTGCCGTTAATGGTGACATCATTTTCCGTCACCCAGTTACCGTTACGCTGCAACTGAATCAGCAGTCGGACAGAAGAGGGATTACGGTCGCCCTTTGAGGTGGTCTCCAGCAGTGACTGCACCCCGAAGGTGACCCGCAGGCGGTCAATGTTCGCGGACGTAATGGTGCGCGTCACCGGCTTTGCCTTCGTCACTTCCACGCCCAGTGCGGTTTCAGCTCCGGAAGACTCAAAGCCTTCAGGTGGTGTCTGCTCCTGCTCCCCGGCGCGCCAGACCGCTGTCACACCATGTATCACAGGATTACCGTCCGTGTCCGTCAGCGGGGTTTTGTTCACCAGGATACTCTGCAACCCCTTCACCGGACCTTCAATCGGCCCTTCACCAATGGCATCAATCACGCTCATCATCTGCGTGGACTTAAGATTGTCCTTTGCCTCAACCGGCGTGTGCGCCCTGCCGCCACCTTTACCCATAATGTTCCTCTCAATTGGTATTATTAATCGCAGTGATAGGATATTGCACAGCTATTGCGCGATATCATCAGAACGCTGTTTGTTACCCTGTAACCAGCAAGCTCAGTCTGTTAACGGAATTAATGAGGGTTTTATGAAATGTAAAATCATTGCTGCCATTGCCATGCTGACAGCAGCATCATGCGGATACGCAGCAGAACAGGAAGTCCCAATGAACCTTGTCAGTGCTGACGGAAAAGAAGTCAGCATTGGAAAAATAACCATTCAGGAGACCCCCTACGGTCTGCTGTTCACACCAGCCCTTCACTCTCTGTCTGAAGGCATTCATGGTTTTCATGTGCACGAAAAAGGAAATTGCGCCCCGGCACTGAAAGACGGAAAACCGGTCGCAGCATTATCGGCTGGCGGTCACTTTGACCCGAAAAACACCGGCAAACATCTTGGCCCCTGGTCTCCGGATGGACACCTGGGCGACCTCCCTGCGCTGTTCGTGACGCATGACGGAAAAGCGAACTACCCGGTCCTGGCCCCGAGACTGAACTCATTAAAAGAGATTAAAGGGCGTTCTCTCATGCTTCATGCTGGCGGTGATAACCATCATGACCATCCGGAGCCCCTGGGCGGTGGTGGTGCGAGAATGGCCTGCGGCATCATTCAATAATCAGTCAGGTAAGGGGCGGGCCCCTTACCTTTATTCCTCAGGACGATAAATCCTTTCTCCCTGAAAAGAACGGCACATCCTCCCTCTCTGAGTTAATGTTTTTGTCGTGACATAAGAATAATTCCTTACACTCAATCTTCGTAACGCTCCCGCAGTTCCGCAACTCTGCGGGATTTTTTTATTCTTTTTACCTCTGCCGCCCGATAACCACGACCTTTCCGCCACCGCCTTCATCACGGGTACTGATGTCCTGGGATATACGGCGGGAGCCAACCAGCATTTCCCCGTAAGGCACCGGCATCGGGTTCCCCTGGGCAATCATGTTATCCAGCGAGGAAAAGTACGTGTTCTGTCTGCCGTTATCCGTTGCGCGGTAATCCGGTGTTTTTGCCTTCGGGGCCAGCATCTGGGCCACACCGCCCAGAATCATGCTGGCTCCAAGTGAAAACAGCATCGTGGTGGCAGAAAAACCACCGGCTGCCAGGGCTGAACCCCATAACGCCATTGATGCCCCGGCAGTGAAGAAAGAGCCCACGATGGCTGCCGCCCCCAGCACAATCTGCAGTCCACCCTTTCCGGCCCCGGCCAGTCGCGGCACAATATGGATGACCACCCCCTCACCCAGCTGTTCGTGAAGACGGGCGTACACCGCCTCCGGTGCCGTGTCCTCACCGCGAATACGTATCTGGTACCAGCCTTCGTTCATCTGACGGCGGAATCCCGGCACCTGTAACGACAGCGCCCGGATGGCTTCCGCTGCCGTGTTCACATACAGGCTGAGGCGGCGGCCAAATCGTTGTAAATCCCCGTGAAGGCAGATGCGTGCCAGCGGCGGTGACGCCAGACAGAATGCGTTCGTCGTTGCCATTTTTCGGAATACCTCTCCCGTTTACTCAGTTGTTCAGGCAGATGGTGAAGCAGCTCACCGTTGCCGCAGTATATGGCGGCATGATTGGTCACCGATGCGCCAAAGCAGCACAGCAGGATATCGCCAGGCTGTGCGGAAGGCAGGGAAATCCTGTAAAAACCAGTCGCCTCCATATTGTCCAGGTACAGGTTCTGACCGTTGCGCCACCAGTCATCCTCACGCTCAAAATCCGGCATATCAATTCCCGCCAGATGGTATGCATCCCGGAACAGGGTGTAACAGTCCGTCACCCCGTGCTCAAAGCGCCGTCCTGTCAGATGTGGCACACAGCGGAATTTATGAATGTCCCCCCGGCAGACCAGCCACCAGGACAGTGCACTTTTTATCTGCAGCCGCCGGTCGGCCTCGCTCAGCCAGGGCAGACCACCGGGATGACTGTGGACCAGTGCCACAATCTCCCCCTGCATCTCTGCCCGCAGCCAGTCTTCCGGTGCAATACGAAAATACGCCTCCGGCTCTGCAGAGATATTCACACAAGGGATATACCTCTCCCCCTCCGGCGTTCTCACCACGAAGCCGCACGACTCCGCAGGCGCACACCGCCGGGCATGCGCCAGAATCGCTGATTCAGTCTGTGTCATAAACCGGGATTTACTGCGAAAGTTTATTAATGGAAAGGAAACCGCCAAAATTAGCCACCATGCCGCGCATCTCACACCCGCGCATGCACTTGCTGCATCTGTCCTTACGGATATCGGTGGTGGGTTTATCGAACTCATCCGCCACCGCAGGACCGTTATAACCGCATTCATCTCCCCGGTAATCCCACATACAGGTGTTCGCCAGCATGATGCGACCGGGAAACAGCGCTCCGTCCGTCTCGGTCGGTGTGGCCAGCACAAACGAGGCTGTCATGGCCGTCAGCTCTGACATCTGCTCCACCACCCAGCGGTCTCTCAGCTCCTGCTCCGGGTCCGCTTCCGGATTGCCCGCCACAAAATTCACCGCATCCAGAAAACGGGCATACACCCGGCGGCGGACCACCGTGGCCCCCACCAGGCTCTGCAGGTCCTCCGCCATTCCGGTGACCAGACCGAACAGATTGGACACCGCCAGTGACGGGCGGGCACTGCTGCCCTTCCCGTTCATCTCAAAACCGCTGCCGTCAATCGGGTATACCTGATATTGCCGCCCCTGCCAGGTGACCGCCTCCCCTTTTTCATTCAGCTCATTACAGAAAAAATACCGCTCACCGCCCTGCACCGTCAGGTCAATTTCCCAGAGCACCACCCGCGGTGACTGCTCTGATTTAACCGACTCGTTCAGACTTTCTTCATGAATGTCCTGCATCAGTTCACCACCTGCTCAATCGTACAGCTGAAATCACTGTACCGGGCGTTATCCGTGACGCTCCACTCCCGGCACACCACCCTCACCGTCCGGTTATGTTTCGGCGGTCGCCACAAAAAGGCACGGTAACCACCATGCCAGGATAAAAATTCATCCAGCCAGCGCCGGGTTGACTCATCCGTCACCCGGAACACCGCCTGAAACGTCTTCAGTTGAGGATTCAGCCCTGTGGGGCGGCGCTGTTCATAACCGTCACCAAACCGCACCCTCACCACCGACGGCTTCTCACTCACCTGCATCCCTTCACGCGGGACCAGATGCAGCGTTTTTATCTCAGCCACTCAGCATTCCTCCGTCACGTCGCATGGACAGCATCACCGCCTGCACCCGCTGGTCAATCAGCTGCACAAGACTGCCCGCAGCTTCCGGCCCTATCTGGCCATTAGTCCCGTCATTCTGAATGGCGATATGGTAGACCGGGGAATACACCAGACCCGCACTACCGTTCATACTGCCCACCGCTCGCACACCCAGCGAGCCATCCGCCGCCCGGGTCAGGGGCATAATGGCTTCAGGACCGGCCTCCCCCATCAGTCCCGCCCCTTTTGCAAAGGCAAAGTACGTGGGCGTATCCACAATACTGTTGCTGTACGCACTCAGGTTTGCCGAGGTATACACGCCGCCTTTTGCATTGGCCACCGCACCGCCCAGCCAGTCACCAATGCTGCCGAGAAATCCTCCTGCACCGGACATACTGTTTGCCGCCGTCTTGATCCCGTTGACAATCGCGGCATTCATAAGAACTTTTGATATTTCCTGCAGCACTGATGAGGCCCAGCTGCGCCATTCCACTTTATTTCCGTTCAGCATCTCCGTGATGTTATTCACCATCCCTGAGATACCCTCCGTCGCAAGCTGTGCTGCCTGTGAGGCGTAATCGGACGCATTATCCACCCAGTTACTGAATCCCTCCTGCAGCCCTTTCTGCCAGTCCGCACGCTGCGCATCCGATTCGGCATAAAAAGTTTCCTGGTCTTTAAGGCGTTCACTCAGATACTGCGCGTTCTGTGCCAGCGCCTGTCTGTAAAAATCCTCACTGATATCCCCGGTCTGATACTGAGACTGAAGGTCCGCATCCTTCTGGCGGAAGCTGTCGCGGATCTGCTGCAACTCCCGCATGCGTTCTCTGGCTCGCTCCCCCTGCCCGTACCCCAGCAGTTCAGCATCATTCGACGCACGCGCAGCCGCATTCTCATTCTTCAGTGTCTCTTCCCGGGATCGCAACTGTTCCCGGATTTTTTGCTGGTCAATCAGGGTCGCGTTACGCAGCAGTTCCTGCTTCTGCATCTCCGTCAGGGTTTTCAGTTCGCCCTGCGCAGTCTGGTATTTCAGCTTCGCCAGCTCTGTATTCTGCCCCACCAGTGCCAGTTGCTCTTTCTGCTGCTTCAGCAGCCGGGAAAAACTGTCTTCCGCTTTTTCCGTCTCTGATTTTCCACCCCGGGATTTGGGTTTATTCGCCTCGTTATTGCGCCAGGCTTCCAGGGCATTACTGATATAACGTTGTCTCGCCTCCTGATACGGATCACCCACAAAACCGAGGTCATCCGCCGCATACCCCAGTCGGACACGCTCTTTTTCTTCCCCTTTCAGTCTGGACAGGGCCAGCTCACGCTCTGTTTTTGTCAGGGCACTCTGCTGTTTATCATCCAGAGTGGCCTGTGGCAGCCGTAACGGCACATTCACCAGTCCCTGCCGCTGCTGAAGCAGTTCATTACCCAGCCCCAGCAGACGGTTGAATTCCGTATGCTGACCGTTCATAACCAGCATGGACTGGTACACCTTATTCTGCTCTGCCGCCTGCTGACGAATTAACGCCACACGACGGTCTTCCAGCCCGACAAGCACATCCTGAATGGACTGCGCTTTTTCCTGCATCTGTGCCAGACGGGACTGCTCAACGGCAAGCTGCTCTGTTGCCTGAGCAAGCCCTTCCGTTACGGTCTTCACCGAGGTCAGATGGTTTATCATGAATCCGTCACCGGTCGTCCAGCCCGGGTTCGCCAGAACATACTGATATCCTTCGATTTTTTCCTGCAGGGATTTCACCCGACTGGCCTGTTCATCAATCAGTCGGTTCTGCTCTGTCAGCGCCGCCCGTGTTCGTCCTTCATTATCTGAGGCTTCAGGCAAAGACATTGACGGCGTTTTATGCGCGATTTCATCTATCGTCAGTGCATACTGGCGCGCAGACTCCCTGGCCTGCTCCTGATTCTGGTACAGCGTGTACCATGCTGCAGCCCCCAGCATCACCAGTCCGGGTACGCCACCAACCAGCCCCAGCGCACCGCTCATCAGACGTGAGCCCACCGCCGTTGTACTGTTCAGCGCATTCTGGGCGGCGCTTCTGGCAGCAATATTTCTGTTCAGGCGTTCCTGTGTGGCCACCAGACGGGCCTCTGCAGCAATCTGCATCTCCGTCCCGCGGGCTGCCGCCACGGCCTGCTGAGCACGGTACACGGCTGCCCTTGCCCGCGCCGTGGCAATCTGCGTTCCCCTGAACTGTGCTTCCGCCAGTGCAACTTCATTACGTGCAGCCGTCACAAGTCCTGCCGTGGCAGACATCGCTCCGGAGGCCATATTGCCAAAGTACCGGGCAACCCCGACGGCAACCAGCGCACCCACGGCTGTTGCCACATTATCAATCTGTCCGGCAACACCGTTCAGCACGCCGGAGAGCGTTTTTGTCACCCCGCTGGCCTCATTCGCACCGCCCACCCAGGCCATAAAGGCGTTTTCCACCTTTGTGATCCCGTCAGAGACCGTTTCCGGCATGGCGGCATATTCATCACGCAATACCCCCAGCTGGCTGATTAACGCAGGAACGACTTTATCCGCCGTCAGTTTGCCGTCGTCCGCCATCGCCTTAAGGTCTTTACGGGCCACGCCCATACCCGCAGCCAGTGCACGTATGATCCGGTCTCCGCTTTCATTGACCGAATTAAATTCCTCACCCCGTAACACACCCTGTGCCAGCGCCTGGCTGAACTGGGTGATCACCGAGCCCGCCTCTGCCGTACTGGCACCGGATATTTTCAGCCCTGTCGAAATGGCCTCCGTCACCTTCAGTACATCACCGGCACTGTAACCATATTCACGCATCGAGGCAGCCGAACGGGCAAACAGGGCCGCATTATCCGAAAATGCCGTGCCTGTCCGCTGGCTGATATCCATCAGCACTTTCTGTGATGACGAAAATTCATCAGATGACTGCGACGCCTGTTTCAGACGGGCATTCACGGAACTCCACTCATCAGCCAGTGAAATCAGGTGTCCGGTGGCAAAGGCACCGGCAAATGCGCCAGCCATTCCGACAGCAGAACCGCGAATTTCCGTCAACTGGCTGTTCAGTTCTGCCAGGGCACGTCGCTGCTCCCGGGCTGCCGCAGCGGCCTGACGCCCGCCATTCTGCAGGGTCCGGTAATATTCACTGCCCATACGGGACGCCCGCTGGATCTCCGACTGGAATGACTGTGAATTTGCCGAAATTTTGATAATCAGTTCACGTAACGTCGCCATTCACCTTTCTCCGGGCAAAAAAAACCTGCCACAGCAGGTTTTCATCATTATTTATGACATTGCTGCAAGGCTCAGCGCGTCTTCCAGCGCCGCAAACGGATCCACCTCCGGCTTATCCTCATCCTCGCCCCAGCAGAGCATGGCGTCCTTCAGTGCAACATTCATCCCCTGTGCCCCGAAAACCGCTTTCACGATCTGTGCATTACGGATATCCCCGCGCTCATCACCCAGCGGGGATACCCTGTCGAACTCCATCCACATCATCGCCTCGCTCGCACTCAGGCTGTGCCGCAGTTCGGATAAGGTGCGCCCCAGACGGAGCGCAAGTCGCATCAGAAAGCGAATTTCCGGGCGGGCTACTTTTTTCTGGCCGACTCTGCATCAGCGATCAGTTCCAGTGCCTGACGCAGCAACCGGGCATGTACCGGACCATAGACGGCCAGCACCTGCTCACGGTCGTCCGGAGCGAACACCCGCTGCAGATCCGTATCACACAGGACATCGCAGAACAGCGTCACATCTGCTTCCAGGTTACGGCGGGTTTTCGCCACCACCGACAGGGTATCGTCATCCTCTCCATCACCATTGAGCACTTCCTGCCACAGATACCAGGCCTCTGCCGAAGGCTCCCGCAGCACCACGCTGACATTACCCCATTCCGGCACCTTCACCGTTTTATGACGAAACCCTGACAGTCTGGCCAGCGCCAGCGTTTTCAGATCCTTTTTCATGATGACCCATCCCCTTATCCGGCGGCTGCGCTCACTGTCACGGTGCATTCAACAGACGTCACACTCTGTGCTTTCTCTGCCGAATCGGTCACCACGCAGGTATATTTCCCCGCATCAGCGGACTGCGCACCTGGCTTACTGAAGGTGTCTGTCGTCTGCCCGTCAACCGGCTGACCATCCTTCTTCCAGGCGTATTTATACGGCGGCGTTCCCCCGTTGGCACTGACTGACATTGTCAGCAGCGCACCTGTATTCACGGTAAGTGTTTTATCCAGATTTTTCACAAACGCCAGCGGTACCACAAAGGGCACCGGTTTGCCTTTCATACGCAGTGAAAACGTTGCTGCCACCACGCCGTTGGTACCGGATGACCAGGTGTGCTGACGCACTTCCGCCAGGAACTTAAAGCCCTTACCGGACGGAAACTGCACCTTAAACGCATACACCGTGTCATTGTCATAGGCATCACGCAGGGCGTTCTGGGCCTGATTCAGATAAAAATTACCCGACATGGAAATCTCGGACGACGCCCCCAGACCGTTGATGTTCTCCTGCTCTGTGGAGCAGAGCGTGGTCACATCAATATCCTGTTTCTGACCGGCGGTGAACTGGACTTCCTTGATGGTGCAGTCCAGGCGCAGATATTCCGCCTTATCCATAGTTTCAGCAGTCGCCGGGGCAGATGAAATCATCACCTGCGTCAGCTGTGAGCGTTCATACAAAGCAGACATTCTGCCTCCTGATAATAAAAAACCCGCACGCGGCGGGGTATGGGTTTTGTAGAAAAAAGAAAAAGTCACACCGTGACCTGAAACTCCAGGGTTGCACGGTAACAGCGGTTTTCCGGAATATAGTCCTGCATTTCACTGACGGATCCCGGGGCCAGCAGCATTATGGCTTCACGGGCGTCCTGACGTATCTGACGCGCCTGCGTCACAGTCCCGGCATAAACGTCTATCTGCACCGACACTGAGGACTCCGCCTGCCCGCCCATCACGTCCGCCGACACCGATGAAATCAGGCTGAAAACCACCCACGGAAGCGCCACCGACGGCCTGCCATCCAGCAGGGGGACCACATACGGGTACACCTGCCCGCCGGCAAGATGCGCCAGATGAGGATACAAATCCGCCTCCGTCATCGTCTCAGTACCTCATCAATGGCCCGGTTCATCCGAGCAATCGCCACCTGAGCTGCCTGTTCACTGCGCACATCAAATGCCGGGCGCACAAACGGGTGCGGTGGCATATTCACGGTCCCCATTTCCACAAACCGCCAGTAGAAAGCATTGCGCGGGTTATCCGCCTTCATGGTGTTATCGCTGTTACCGGTGTCCGGATTAACACCCCGGATATGCACACCGGATTCCATCCCGCCATCGCGGGAGCACCGGGAAAGGACCACCACATTGCGGCGCAGTTTTCCCCTGCGTACCGGTGCCCGTGACACCACTTCTTCTTTCAGCACATTCGCACCCGCACGGGTTGCCTCACGCAGCACCCGGTTATTTTCCGCACCACTCAGAAGCTGCAAATCGCGGCTGATGTCCTCCAGCCCCGAAAAATCCAGCAGGGTTTCGATCATTTTTCCCCTCCCAGCCGACAGAGAATTTCCAGACGCCCGCCGGTCGCATCCGGCACGGGCAGCCCGACAACGTTCAGGATCCGGTCACGCCATGGACCACTCAGCACATGAAGTCGTGACGCTGCCGTGATTTCCCGGCCGGACTGACCGCGCACCCAGATGCGGATTTCCGCCTGCGCCATTTCCGCACCAGACTGCATCCGCTCCCGGCTGCTCCTGCCACGGATATCCGCATGAATTTTCCCGCATGACACCCATTCTTCCGTCATTTCTCCGGCAGCATTACGGGTTAACACCGGGTTCAGAACACTTATCATCTGTGTCAGACGACCTGCAGATATTGCCATTCCTCCCTCCTCATAACACCGTCGGACAACGCAAATCGTAAATCAGCACGGACACAGAAAACGGCAGTTCCCCCTGCACGAGGTCTTCCCGCTCAGCAAGATCCGGATTCCGGTACAGCATCCCGGTCAGTCGCATGGCAGCCCCCTTCATCCGGGTTAATGCCTCGCCCGGGATCAGCTCACCGTCCTCACGAATCACCTTATCCCGGCTGCCCTGAATGTAGGCCAGCAGCACGGCGGTAGCCTGACGAACCTTGTCCATCAGCATGTCATCATCCGCGTCATGGTCAACACGCAGATGTGCCTTGATCTCTTCCAGTGTCAGTAATGCCGTCATTTTCCGCCTCCTGCATCCCGTCCACGTTTTGCAGCCAGGGTCCAGCCTGATGAATGAGCTTCTCCGGGTTTATCACCGGTCATACTGTTGCAGTGCCACAGCGAGCCCCCCCACGTCACCGTATCGCCGGGGTGGTAGGTTTCACCGGCTCTGAACACACCGCGGTAGAGCATCACCGGCAGGGAAAATGTTTTTTCCGTACACCGGCCACTGCTCTGCCGGATCACCACAGAGAACAACCGCTCATCCGTCATGCTGACGTCGATATCCGCCACCCCGTCAACCAGGCATTCCCATCCCCGCATCCCGTGCGTTTTTTCATACGCCCGCCAGAGTCCACCCAGGTGTGTGGCATACGTGCCCCGGGGAAAGGATTTTTGATCGTCAATAGCGGGGAGCACTTCCAGTGCCGTGGCATCACGCCCGTCCTGCGGAGCCGGAAGGGCATTCACCGCCTCCAGAACCGCCTGCTTCAGTACTTCCGGATCGTAATCACGACCATCACGCGGAGCAGGGATATGGCTTACGGCCTCTTTCACCATCTGCTCAAGCATCGGACGCACATCATCGGGGGTGATACTTTTGCCGTCCGCCGGTACCGGAATATTCGCAACCGCATCATTCACCGCCTGCTGCAGTACATCCGGATCATAATCACGACCGTCACGCGGAGCAGGGATATGGCTTACAGCCTCTTTCACCATCTGCTCAAGCATCGGACGCACATCATCGGGGGTGATACTTTTGCCGTCCGCCGGTACCGGAATATTCGCAACCGCATCATTCACCGCCTGCTTCAGTACTTCCGGATCATAATCACGACCGTCACGCGGAGCAGGGATATGGCTTACAGCCTCTTTCACCATCTGCTCAAGCATCGGACGCACATCATCGGGGGTGATACTTTTGCCGTCCGCCGGTACCGGAATATTCGCAACCGCATCATTCACCGCCTGCTGCAGTACATCCGGATCATAATCACGACCATCACGCGGTACCGGAATGGTCCCCACAGCGTCATCCACCATCGCCTGCAGAACCGGATGTACCTCATCCACCGTCACATGCTTCTGTAATACCGCCGACAGGGAAGCCAGTTTCTCTTCAAACGCTTGTGCCTGCGCGGCCATCTTCCCCTCAAATGTGCGCTGTAAATCCGCCAGCACCGTGGAGAATTCTTCGCCCAGTGCACGAATAATGGACAGTTCCCGTTCCGTCATTTTCTCAGTATCCCCCTGAACATCGCTTTCACTGCATCATGCTCTGTTTCACTGATTGCCTTATTACCGTCAGATGCGCCGTCAGGCAGTTGTGCTGAAACTGTTTTCCCGGCCGACGCGAACGGGTCCTCACGGGCATCACGACGGGACAGCGCCTCCAGACTGTAGTTCTGCTGCTGAAGATACAGTGCATCACCGCCGGCAAGGGGCGGCAGGTTCTCACGTTTACGGGCCTCATTGGGCGTGAGAAGCGTATTTTTCACCGATTCACCCAGTGTTTTCATGCGCCGTTCGCTGTCCATTCTCAGCAGCGTGGTGACGTCAAACTCCGTGCTCTCGTTTTCCCCCGTTTCCAGCGCCTCATCCAGTAACAGCTCAATGGACTCAATCAGCGTCTGCAGACACTGGGAATAATACTGCTGCTCCAGCGCCTCCACGTTGTCACTGGAAGGCGGGTGGCCAACGCCAATCTTGTAGGCCGGGACACGGAACACCGAACAGACAATTTCAGCCGTCATTTTCAGTTGTTCCACCGTCTGCGCATCCACCGGTGAAAACGTCGTGGGGCTGTATTTTGCCCCGTTGCTCAGTATGGCCGTCTTCCCGGCATTTTCGCCCGTATATCCGCTGTCCCAGTTCCCCTTCAGTTTTTTCGCGTTTTCTTCCGTAATACTGCCGGGGACCTCAATCACGCCTGATGGTCGCCCGCCATTTCTGAAAAAATACGTCGAATTTGCCTGAATATGATGCCCCTGCATGGCGGCCAGTCCTGCGGCATACACCGGCGGCAGCCCCACAAGCGGATGAAAAAAACAGTTAAAACGGTCGTGGATCACCTCCCGGGCAGGCACCGTCACCGACTCTGTGATCCCACAGTTCCGGTCCGGCGTGATGCGGTAGAACACGTCGCCGTCATCCGCCACCAGAGGTTCAACCCGGTTCCAGTCCAGAATACGCAGTTCTTTGATCTGCCCCCGGGGGTTGCGGATTTTCAGCACCACCGTATTGCCGTGACGCAATTTGGAATTCAGCCACAGTTCAAAAAACTGGATGCGATTCTGCTGCGCATTAGGACGACGACAGAGACGGGCAGTATCTCCCTGCCGCTTTTCCCGACGTATTCCCTGTACATCAGTCTGCATCAGGCGAAGCCGCATTTTGGCAATATCCTGGGATATCAGCGAAATGCATGAAAACACCGCGTGAAAGGACAAAACGGTTTCCGGATCGGCTTTCACACCCTGCTGCCAGGCACCGGCAAAAGGCTCAGCCACCGCCTGAAACAGGGACCGCCAGCCCACTTCTCTTACGTCACGTCCTGATTTCTGGTTTTTTCGGGTTCGCCGCAAAAGGTTCCACATTCGCCATGCTCCGCATCACGTTTCTTTTTCTGACCTGCCGGACGTCGCGCTGTGATGTACTCCGCCTTCCCCAGGCGAACCAGCACCTCCGCACACGGCTGTGCCACATCACGGATATCCCCGGCCCGGGCATCATGCGTGCCCTGCAGATACTGGATTTTTGCCATCTGTTACTGCGGGAAGCTCGCGCCTCCCGCCCTCCTCATCAGACTCAGCCACCGGACGCAGTTCCGTAGTTCACACCGGTGATCACCGCCACTGCCGCGGTACGGCGACGACGCCAGTTGATCCAGCGCTCCGCACGGATGGCCACGCTGCCGGTCTGAAACATGGAGACCAGTTCCACCGGTGACGGTGTGCTGCTGTCGCTGGTCGGTTCAGACTGCATCTCCAGTGATGCCTCGCGGGACATATCCACTGCCACGCCGCCGTCATCCGCCAGATAAATATCCGGGGCATTCACCAGCACCAGCTGGTCACCCACGTACTGGGAGACAATCACCGGCAGCCCCTGGAAGGAGCCACCCAGCAGGGTCATGTCCGGGTATTCCTTCTGACCCAGCGCATTTTTACGCATGGACAGTGCCAGGGCATTGGTGCTGGACATCAGCCAGACCGCACCGGTGGGCTGCAGGTTTGCTGCCACAAACTGTCCAAACGCAGCCTCTGCATCCGCATCCGGGTTACCGGTTGATGCCGTGCCCTTCACATCATGGGTGATGGACGCCGGGGAGACATCTGCCACTGCGGCTTTTTTCGGGTCCACAAAGTCTGTATCCAGACGCGCCACCACCGCTTCCGCCAGCGCATTACGGACCAGTGCATCAGCAGCCGGACTGGAAAAACGGATCAATTCTTCCGTCAGTACCGCAATGGCCGACACCTTCGCATGACTGAAGGTGATGGATTCAAAATCAAACTTCGTCAGGGGTTTTGCCTTACCCTCACCCACCCAGCCGGCAGCACCGCCGGACACCTGGGCGTGCACACGGATATTGAATGGCACCTGACGAAGTGCAGGGATCCCGCCCTGACCAAATCGCCCGATAATGGTCTGCGGACGCAGGTAATCAATAAAGTCCTGTGCGTATTCCTGATATTCAGACAGGCTGCCTGCCCACTGCGGATCCGTGGTGGTCCCCGCGCCCACTGCCGATTTCAGGACATGATGCAGACGACTGTCATCCGGATACTGACGACGGGCCACTTCCAGGGCTTCAGATCGGACGCCTTTAGCCGCAGCCAGCGATTTGGCAAAGCGGGCGAAGCCAATCCCCTTATCCAGTTTCTGCTCCACACGGATCACCGGCGCAGAAGCCACCGCGGCCACATTCCCGTTACCGGCCTGTTTCACCGGCTGCGCCGTGGCGGCCTTACCGGCTTCCAGTTCACGCAGGCGCTTCAGGTGCGCATCCACCTGACGGATTTCCGCTGCGGTGTTGTCGTAGTGCTCTTCCTCCTCCACATCCAGCGTGCGCCCTTCCTCTGCGGCTTTGGTCATGACCTCCTCAAGGGAGGCTGCCAGCGCTGCACGCTTGTTTTCAAAACTTTTAATCTGTTCGCCAATATTCATTATGGTCTTTTCCTTATGAAAAACGGTTGTTGACTGTGCCGCAGCGCCGGCAGAAGATGCGATTTTCACCACCGGTTTCCGGTTGCCGGACGCGGCAGAAAACGGGCGGTCGTAAGATTTAATGGTCCGGATGGTGCATTCCGCATTCGCGGGCACGGTGACGGCAGACACCTCCATCAGTTCCCAGCGCAGAAAATGCAGTCCGCCTCCGTCCAGAAAGGTGTATTCATGGGGACGGAAGCCCACGGACAGCCCCCTGACCAGCCCGGTCTTAATGGCCGCCCAGACCTCATCCAGCCGGGCAGCCAGTTGCGACGGCATATCCGGTACGGGCTTCACCAGTGTTGCCGTGATTTCCAGCCCTTCGCTGACCCGGCGTACCGTACACTGCCCCACCGGGCGGGAATGGTCATGCTGCCAGAGAAACGGGATCGCACTGCCAAACTCCGCGCCCTCCGGCTCCAGGATGTCACCATCCCGATCCGGAGAAGGCGTTGACGCAATCCCGGTGATCACCCGTTCATCCTCACTGAAGGATTTCACCGTCAGCAGGGAACAGGCCCGTTTAAGAGTCACATCAGCCTCCTGAAAATAAAAAAACCGCCGGAGCGGTTCGTGATGGTTACAGTGTGAACAGGGTTATATGAAAAAAACCGCATATTCTTTCTTTTTCGGTTCCGGGTTAAGGGACATCAGGGAGACCGCATTGAACAGCGCCATCAGCGGGTCAATTTTTCCCCGTCCACTGGCCTGTTTGGTGATAAGAATGGCGTTACCTTTAGGCTCCACCCGGGCATTGCCGACACACCAGGCCATCAGGGGCTGGTCACCATGCACCAGCACCCCTTCAGCCAGTTTGCGCTCGGTGGTTTTAATGGCCCCGCCCAGTTTCCAGCCCTGGCTTATCCCCACCACAATTCCGTCGGGGATCCCGGCTTCCGCCAGTGAATCCAGAATCTGCCCCACCCCTGACGGGTCAATACCGATATGGTCCAGTAACTCAGCCTCATGAATGCGACGCACATACTCCGCCACTTCCGCCGTGTCATCCCCGACACGCCGGACAATGGTCATATCTCCACAGGCAACAAGATCCTGAAACCGGGACGCCTCGCTCTTCCGTCGGACCACCGCGGTTTCATGCGCCCAGGCATGGCCCCAGCCCAGCCATTCGCGGGTCTCCCGGTCACGCCCAATCACATACATCCCCAGCAGATCATCCAGCCCTCCGCCGTCAATCCCCACCGTCACCACATCAGCACGACGCAGGATATCGTCCAGGCTGATACAACGGCCCTGCTCTTCCCAGAAATCCGCCCCTGCCCAGCGGTCAGAGCGCAGGGCAAGACCAATTTCCACATTGGCGTGTTTTGACATGAACCCCCGGAATGTCTCTTCCCCGGCTTCCCGGGCTTTACGGTACTCCCGGTACAGAAAGGCCTCATCCACTGAATAGCCGAGATTCGGATTGACCATGGCGAGGTTTTCCATCAGCAGGTGAGCCCCGCTTTCCACCATTTCAGGAGGGTGTTCAAATATCACCGGCAGAAAGTGCGGATCATTAATTTTGCCGTCGCGCACATCCCGGGCGTACTGCAGTTTCTGTCTGAACACCCCGGCTGGCGGTTCATTCGACTGGGTGGTCGTATACACCACAAACCCTTCCGGGCGGGAGGCAAGCCCGCCGATGGCTTCACGTAACATGTCCTCCGCCTTGTACTGCTTGCCAAACAGCCACAACTCATCAATCAGCGTCCCCACGGACTTGATACCGGACACCGTATTCGGATCGGCTGCCACCACCTTCAGGGTGGTGTCCGTCACCCGGTGGGTGATGGTCCGGATATGTGTCTGCACCTGACAGAGGTCATCCAGATCATCGTCCCGTCGTACCATATCCCTGGCAGGATTGAAGGCGTTGGCTGCCACCTCCACAGTCGGGGCCAGAATCGTGTAACCCGCCGCCTGCCGCCAGTTCAGTAACAGCGCCGTCATCATGATCCCGGCGGCCAGTGTGGACTTGCTGTTTTTTTGGGTATCAGAATGAACACTTCCTTGATATGGCGGACACCGGTCTGCGCATCGTAGGAGCCAAACAGAGCCGCCACCAGGTCAAACACCCACTGTGCACAGGACTCCCCGAACGTCGGGCTACCCGGTGCATCCACAATCCGCAGTTGTTTAAAAATCGCCAGGGCATGTGCGGCCTGGTCCGGATAAATCGGAGCCGGAATAATCGACAGCCCCTTTTTCAGGCGCTCTGCCCAGTCCGGGCAGGCCGTGCTCCATACAGGTATCATCCGTTGCCCTCATTATCGTTATTCACCACCAGTCGTGGTGGTGGTGGTACCGCAAAACGGTTAGCCGCTTTTTCGCGGCATCACCTTTTGCCGATTTTACCGGCATCGCCTTTTATGGTGTGTGAACTGCGCCAGTCGCCAGGCCGCATCCAGTGCCAGTTTCGGATCAATGCTGAGGTTTTCCACCAGGATCTGCCCCATAGCTTTCACCGGATCGGGAAGACCATCCTCCATATATTCAATACCATGAGACATCACCGCGGGCGGTGGCATCTCCGGATTGTTTTCGTCCGGCTGTGGTATTGCAGCCACCTCACGGCGACGGGGTTTATCCTCCTGCTCTGATTTTTTCTGCCGGTAAACAGGAACCTCATCCACCTCCACCGTTTCGCACTGTTTACGGGCTATAAACGCGAGCACCTCCGGATCTTTTGCCAGCTGCGAGCCTTTAACCCTGGCGGTCTTCGCCGAATAACCGGCGGCAATGGCTGACGCTGTTTTGTTTTTCCCGGACATGAGCGCCAGCGCAAATTTTCGTTTTTGCGTTGTCAGCACAGCCTCCTCCCGGGTCCATAACGCACTCAGCCGGGTATGGTTCAGCCCATTTTTCCCGGCGTCTCATGCCGCAAATGTTAACTGCTGCCTGGTTAACATTTGCTGAAAAAGCCAGTTAACATTTTTTTCGCACAACAAACTGAATAATAAAGATAAAAACCGAAAAAATGCCCGGGCAGCCAGTTAACATGTTAACTGGCCTGAAACAGGAATTTTTTCTCTGCATGAGACGGGGGCGGTGTCCGGGGCGATCGTTTTTTCGCCGGATGATCCCCCCCCGGGGCGGGTCACAGTCCGATGATATCGTCTGCCCTGCCATGACCTCCGGCAGCGTCGGGTCCGGCATACCACTCGCCGTTTCACTGACTGACTTCTGGCGATGGCATTCGGTACAGAGCGTCCAGAGATTCGTCTCCTCATTACCACCACCGAACTGAAGTGCAATTCGGTGATCGAGTTCACTGTCACAAAGGTCAACCACACGCCCACAGAGACAGCACTGTCCGGCATCCCTGAGCCAGATACGGCGCTTGAGGGAAACCCGGGCACTACCACTGACCCGACGCTGTTCACCCTTCAGAACATTCACCCGCCGGGTGTTCAGAGTTTTGATTCTGCCCGGTAACGTACGAAGCACAGCCATGTAAAATCCTCGCCATATAACTTGTCACCAGAGGAAAGAAAATGTCATCGAAAAACCGGACCCGCAGAACAACAACCCGCAACATCCGATTTCCAAACCAGATGATTGAACAAATTAACATCGCTCTTGACCAGAAAGGTTCAGAAAATTTTTCTGCGTGGGTCATTGAATCTTGCCGCCGGGAGCTGGCAGCAGACATAAAATATGCCCGTCAGTTGACTATAAAAAAGAATGATACACAGTATGCTCTGCGATGGCTGTTCATATAACTATTTCTTTATATTGCTGAATTTATAAAAAATCACAGACATTAGCTGTATTAATTCCGAATTGAAATAATCAGCCATATAGAATAAAAATAAAGCATAACAATAATAATCTTCTACCCAATCAGTACATTACTGCTGTGACTCCAACACGGCAGTTTTTTTATTGAACAGATTCCAGTTTCTTCCACCATCGCACCGGATGGGCGACCATGAGGGGAGAACGCCGCGCTCCGTTTACGCGGTAAACCCCGGTGTGTATCGTTTTTGATTATCCCCGCACACTCTCGCAGAGGAGTCTCCCTGTCGGGCTGCGGTCTCTGTTAATGCAGGAATACGGCGACAATACCGCGCATGGATAATAAGGTCGCTCAACACACTGGCTGTAATTCAGCGGATACCATTCGGCATTTATCAGTATTCATCACGCACTCAACGGTGAATTCTTCATGCGTGGCATTCACTTCATATGTTCGTGAATAACATTCAGTGCATTTACCTCTGAACACCTCTTCAAGCAGAACACGGCCATGTTGCAAAACACGGAACGGAATTGTTCCCTGAAAAGGTTTTACCGTTACCTGTAATTTCTTCATACATCCTCCGGATAATAAAAAGCCTGCTTAGTACACTGAGTGCGGATATAGTCCTGTGCCCCTTCCACCTGCTTCTGCATTGTCATCAATCGTTCTCTGAGGATGAAATAATCCCGTTCAGCGGTGTCTGCCAGTCGGGGGCCGGTTGCATTATCCACGCCGGAGGTGCCGGTGGCTTCACGCACGGTACCGGGGCAGGTGGCGTTGATCCGCAGGCGCTTACGACCAGCGGCAACATCAGCGCGCAGAGTTTCATTTTCAGCTCTCGCATCGGCTAATTCCCTCGAGTATCTGGCATCAAGTGCAGCAACATCACGCTGGCGCTGCTGCATATCAGTAATGGTTGCATTTGCCAGCTCCAGCTCACTGACTTTTTTATCGCGCTGCTCTTTGTAGGTTATGGCGTTATCACGGTAATGATTCAGCCCCAGACTAAGCGCACCACAGGCCACCAGCAGGGCAATGATGACCACGCACAGTACGCGGTTCATTTCACCACCAGCGTATCTGACCAATGAAATAACCGGAAGCCATAATCACAAACACCAGCCAGATAAGGATGAACTTCCAGGTGGATAATTTTTCAGCCATCATTCGAATCTCCCGAATCAGTTTGCTAAAATCAAACACACTTTCTCCTTTGACTTTTCCGGAGTCAGGAAACACAAAACCCCGCTTGCGGCCAACAAACGGGGTTTTACTTTTATTCACTTAGTTTTTGCCAGTTCGCAGGATTTCGTGTTATCCGCCCGTGTGAGCAAACCGCATTTTTCAGCAAAATATTCTGCTTATCTGTCAATTCCCCAGCACGCCAGCGCGCTCTCCTGGTCACGCCGTGAGACCTGACCGTAGCAGTTGTTTGAGCGAATACGGCAGTCTCTGCCACCGTCCTTAATCCACCAGCGAATCGCCTCGCATGCTCCCCTGCGGTCACCAGCATTAATCCGTCTGTAAAACGTCGACGGGAAACACTTACCGGGGCCAATGTTGTACGGACAGAATGACGCAATACCCGCTTTCTGGGGTTCGGTCAGCGGCACTCTGATATTGCGCTCCACCCACTCCAGCGCCTTATCACGTTCAATGGCGTTAACCTGGTCGCACTTTTCCTTCGACAACTTCATACCCGGGACGACAGGTTTACCATCCACCAGGATGGCACCGCGGCAGATGGTCCAGATACCCGCACCATCACGGTATGCCGTGGTGTGGTTACCTTCTTTTTCGTCAAGAAACTGGTCGAGGATTTCAGGCGCAGACGCCCCTGCACCAATCAGCGCCAGAACGGCAGCCGACAGGCCGTATCTGATTTTTGCGTTCATGGATATTTATCAGGGTTTATCGATTTCAAATCCCTGGATATGTTAAGTCTTCAGGCCAGCGGTGGAGTCTTCAGAGAACCAGTAATTATTCCCGGTAGTTTTCCTCTGTAGGTTATCAACACATCCTGCGCCTCTAAAATGATGGGCCGCTTTTCCGGCAACGGACCATCCCCTTCACATAACCCGGCAGCAACATCCATGAAAAACTGCTTCGCCTGCTTTTTCGCCTCAGCTTCGTAAAACTCCAGCGTGGCACCTTCAGTACGGTCAAGACTAATCGCCACATCTGGCAACAACAGTGACGGATACCCACCAATTTCCAGTGCCACAGTAACAGTAATCTTATCCGGGTAATTATTTATCCCTTTAACACCCAGTTCGTATTTTTTCTTCATCGCTTTACTCTCCCCGCGCCGCCTTACGCTTATCTTCTTTAATCTTGAAATAAAGGTTTGTCAGATACGTCAGCAGGCCAAACAGCAGACTCCCCAGCACACCTATCGCCACCCACTGGGACGGAGAGACTTTGTCCAGCAGCTGCAGTAACCAGTATCCCGTCCCACGCTGACGTGGTGTATGACACACCTGTTGTGTATTTTTTCCATCTGATGTATGTCTCCGTCACCGCCGACAGGAAATGAAAGTAAAGAAAAACAAAAAAGCCGCCAGTGTCACCCACTGACGGCCAACGCCGGGAGCCGTGATTATGGCATTCAGGCTCTGCTAAAAATGCCAGATAACATTCCGGCCTCCCCTGATTCAGGTTATAAATGACACAATATCTTGACAACATCCGTCACTGTCTGTCAGAAAATGTACTGCCATATAGAAGCAACATGTGAAGTACATCTATCCTTTTGAGCCAGCACCTCTCCACCGAAAGTCAGTGCTGGCTGTTTTTTTCCTTAATAAGGCATCTGTAACTGAAACAATCCGCATATTGATAATATATTGACAGGCATCATTGCTGTCTGTGAAAAATAAGTCTCTACAAACTGAGGTGTACTGGCAATAGCGGACACTACCATTTGTTCTTTTTTTAAGCAGCCATCTGATGATATTTTTCCCTGAAGGCTGCCGGGGAGATATTCCCCAGACGAGAGTGACGACGCTGACGATTGTAGAAAATCTCAATGTATTCCCGTATTACTGAGATGGCTTCATCCCGGTTATTAAAACGATAGTGGCTCAGGCTCTCATTTTTCAGCGTTCCCCAGAAGCTTTCCATCGGAGCGTTGTCGTAACAGTTACCTTTACGCGACATTGATGTTTTCAGACCAAACTGCACCTGTATGACCCGGTAATCGTATGCGCAGTACTGTGAACCTCGATCAGAGTGGTGGATTAGCCCGGCAGGTGGGCGCTGGCTCCTGAGCGCCATAAACAGAGCTTTACCTGTCAGCTCTTTTGTCATGCGCTCTCCCATGGCGTAGCCGACAATTTCGCACGTATAAACATCTTTGATGCCAGCGAGGTACAACCATCCCTCCTGTGTGGCAACATACGTCAGGTCCGCCACCCAGACCTGATTTGGTGCTGTAGGAGCGAACGTCTGGTTCAGCAGATTTGGCGCAACTGGCAGATTGTGGTTCGAGTTCGTAGTCGCTCTGAACTTGCGTTTCTGCTTACAGCGTAGCCTTAGCTCCTTACGAAGACGTGCCAGTCGGTCACGACCAACGATGATGCCATTCTCTGCCAGCTCCGTCTGGAGCCGCCGGGTTCCATATGTTTCGCGAGTGCGGATATGTGCCACCTTAATCTCCAGTTTTAGCCGCTCATCACTTTGTTTTCTGTCTGAGGGTTCATGCTGTACCCAGTTGTAATAACCGCTCCTGGATACACCAAATACCTGACACATCGCTTCAATGGGAAATTGTTGTCGCCATTGTTCGATTAACGCGTATTTTTCAGCGACTCCTGTGCAAAATACGCTGTTGCTTTTTTTAATATATCTCGCTCAAGGCGAGCTTCATTTAACGCCTTACGCAGTTGCAGAATTTCAGATTCCAGTTCAGCCACCGTGCGGGAACCAGGAGTACCGAGCCCTTTTCTGGCGGCGGTAACCCATTGTCCTAAAGTGCCTTCAGGAAGAGATAATCGGGAAGCGCCTTCACTGATCGAAAGTTGATTTTCAAGAACCGTTCTGACAGCTTCGGCTTTGAACTCTTTAGAGTAACGTTGGGTTTTTCTGCTCATTATTAGCTCCTTCTGATGCCATTCTATTTCAGGAAGGAGTGTCCGTTAAACTCAGGCTACCTCAAACATATAAGGCCTTTTAGCCAGCGTCTTCTTTTTCAGGTCAGTCGCTGGCTTTTTTATTATGCTGCCGGTGCATTTATCTCCAGCATCAGACTTTCTATCTCAACGCCATACGCTGCATTTTTTGTAACATCCGTCAGCGTCAGCGCATTCAGTCCCAGTGTCAGACTGTCTTTTATAACCTGGAATGCCGGGCCAGCCACTCCATTCAGTTTCGGAGTAACCGTGGCACTGCCGGCGGTGAACACCAGCTCCAGCGTCTGCCAGTCGTTACCGTAGTCGCCGAACTCCCCCAGCTTCGTGTTCCCGGCTTTCCTGTGATGCATCAGATTCACTCTGCCGTCAGTGGTCTGAGTGAAGTACGACATCAGGAACGGATTACCGGTACCCGTCATCGCCACACCATCAGGAACGGGAGCATCCGTATACAGATAAATCCCCAGCCCGAACTGATTGTTGGTCAGTGCGCCTGACAGGCGGAACTTACAGGTCAGTCTGCCGCCCTGTGTCAGCAGGGTAATTGCGTCATCCACCGGATGCGCCAGGGACCAGGTTTTATTGCTCTGCTTGGTGATCTTAAATACACCATCTGCCAGCTGAATTCCGCCATCCTTAATAGTCCAGCCCTGCGTAGCAGCCTCTCCGTCTGCCGGCAGCAGGGAGACTGTGCGGACGGATGTTTCGCTATCAGACGGCCCCGATGGCGTATCGCCGCCGGGCGAGGGGTTGATTTCCGGTGCCTTACCACTGATGAAGGCTGAGGTGCGCCCGGCTGCGTTCAGAATAGCGGTTGCCAGGCGATCCGAAATAATGCTCCTGCGCGCCCATGAACTAAAATGTGTCGGGCGGTTTGATGATACCTGGTTTCCATTCGTTCTCGATGCCGCACCGTAATATCCTGATGCCGGAATATCTGGATCTTCTGCCGGCACATTAGTGGCGGTATTGACGCCGTTACCGTCTGTCATGAACGGCACAAAATAAACGCCCTCACTCTCCCTGTTTTTGTACGCCCCGTAAATGGTGTTGTACTGCGTGCCGTAGGTGTTTTTCCAGTAATACGTCGTGTCACCACAAATCCACGGCACATTTACAGCACTGCCACCATGACACTGCGCGTTAAACACAGTGAGGTCAGCACGAAACTGCTTCAGCATGGCTGTAAACAGCGCAGGTTGCTGTGCGTAGGTGGCGGCGCTCATGTCAAACTCTCCCTGCATCCAGCACACCGCCAGCAACACATTTTTCGGGTTCTTCTGTAATGCAGCTTTGGTGCGCACAATCAGATCCTGATATAACGGCTTACCCACACCCCAGCGCGCCGAATCCTGGCTGGCCCCCGTGTCCGCACTGAATGTCCCCTCCGCGCCCTGGGTAAATGCCGAACCACCACGACAGCATGGTACCAGCAGGATCCCCGCGTTATTCGGGATATACGGGAGCAGTTTTTTGGCAATATGTAACCCCTGGCCGACACAGCCGTACTGCCCTTTGCTCAGGTCTGCCTTCGGATGATTCAGCGTACTCATATCCTGCACATCATGCAGGCAGTGGTCGGCCGGAATAATATCGTTATATCTGCAGGCAGTCCCACCGGCGTCACTGTACTGCGGCGCGCCAGCTGTTTAATGCGCGGATCCGGAGCATCGTATGAATCCGGCAGCGGAAGCCCTTCACCGTAAGCCATGGCATTGGACTGCCCGGCCAGTACGATGACGTAGTACCAATCCGGCTCAGATGAAGGGCCGACCGGTGGCTCTCCTTCAATAGCCACCGCCTGCATCAGTGTGTACGGCGTAATGGCAACCGGTCCGCCGTATGGCTGCCAGCCCTCTTTCAGTTTGTGTGTCAGCTTTTCCGCAAGGTCTGACGGCGACGCCGCCCTGACAACATCATAATGTTTAAATGTCATTATTCCTCCCGGCCGGGATAGTGTATTAAATCAGATATGGAGTGGGCTGTAGTCCGGAAGCCTGAATGACACACGGGGACTACAGCCCAAGAAATGAAAAAAGGCCACGCAGTTGCGCAGCCTGATAAACCCTGGTTAAAATCCACACGATAACAACACAACAATATCAGTATCTCATGCTATTGCCCGAACCCATTCGGGCATTTTTTACCCATAAAAAAGCCCCTCCGGAGAGGGGCATGTTTGCATGCACATTCTTTTTCTTGCATGGTGCCGGGTGCCTCCCGGTGAATTCAGTATCAGCACCTGAATCCGCGATTATCACATATACCTGGTTGCTGATTGCCCCTCCGCACAGGGGGATTCACCATGCAGTAGTATTTTTAATAAACAGCAAATAAAAAAAATCAAGCATTATGCAGGCTGTTTCTTTTTATCACCGGCCACAGCAATACCACAATGCCGCAGACCAGCACCCCATCCGCCAGCACCGACATAATTCTGCTGGTGAAATCCACCATCACCACCAGAAACAGCAGGAGTGCAGCCACAGCCAGGCGCAGTTTTACCGTCACTGGTGATTCTCCAGACGAAGACCCAGAACACCGGCAATCTCTTCCAGCACCTTGCGCTCTTCCGGCTCAATTTCGCCGTCTGCCTCCGCAATGGCCACCGCCACATCCAGCACATCTTCCGCTTCACGCGTATCGTGTTTCACATCTTCAATTTCACGCAATGCCGCTCGGCGACCAGTTTTAAAGTTCGTATCCAGCTGACCGATAATGGTTGCGCTAATCGCATTAATTTCTGACGTAAACGCGGACAACGCAGGCTGGTTACGCAAGACCTGCTCGATCTTCGCTTTCTCTGAAGCCTCACATTCACCATCTGCATAGGCCACCATATAGGCAGCATTAATAACCGCCTGTGCCAGATCACGTTTCTCAAACTTTTTAATTTCCACTGCCGCTCGGCGGGCTTTTTTACCAAAAATACCAAACATCGTGACGTTCCTTTGGGTGGGTGAGCCAACGCCCGGGAGCGATCTGCCCACAGAGAAAGTCACACTGACCACTCCGTAAGCTCCCCCCCGAAAGGCTCTGTGGTTGATATGCGCCGGGCGTGGCGCAGATACAAAAAAGGCCCGCCGAAGCGAGCCTGGAAAATAAGTGTGGTGCGTTGTACTGGATTCGAACCAGTGACCTATTGCTTAGAAGGCAATTGCTCTGTCCGGCTGAGCTAACAACGCAGAATACCGATAATGGACCGCCACCGGGGACTCCGAATCTCGCACAGGGTGACGTTCTTTCCTGATGAGCTAGTGGCGGTTGGTGGCCCTTGCTGGATTTGAACCAGCGACCTGGCGATTATGAGTCGCTCGCTCTCACCACTGAGCTAAAGGGCCGATAACATAATGATAACGTTACAGAATAAATTCAGCAATATCACTCTCTCTTTCTGATTAAATTCTGCACATCCCTTGCGGTCTGCTCAAAACGTCCGGTCTCCAGCTCAACGCCAATTGCACGACGCCCCAGTGCATTCGCTGCTTTGACTGTCGAACCGGACCCCATGAAGAAATCTGCAACCAGGTCTCCCGGACGACTGCTGGCGGTAATCATTTGCCGCAACATATCTGCCGGTTTTTCACAGGGATGTTTGCCCGGATAATACTGCACAGGCTTGTGCGTCCAGACATCCGTATAAGGAACGGCTGCCGATACGGAAAAATAACGCCGCAGTGATTTGTACTCTTCCAGCAGGCTGGCATACTGCCGGTTCAGCTCACTGTATGTGCTGACCAGTTGGTGATGTGGCTTTTCCAGTTCACCCCGCTGATGTTTCTCTTCTGCCACCCGGGCAAACAGCACCTGAAGTTTTCTGTAATCATCCTCGTTCGGTAACTGCCACTGGCTGGCACTGAACCAGTGCGACACCATGTTTTTCTTTCCTGTGGCATCCACAATCTGTTTTGCCGTTATCCCCAGAGCAGCACGCGCATCACGAAAGTAAGAAATCAGCGGGGCCATCACATGCTGTTTCAGTGCCCTGCCCTTCGCCTCATACCCGGCATCTTTCGGGCGATATGGCCCCTGGTAATGTTCAGCAAACAGAACGCGCTCTGTGGCAGGAAAATATGCGCGCAGACTTTCTTTATTACACCCATTCCAACGTCCGGACGGCTTCGCCCAGATGATATGGTTAAGCACGTTGAAACGTTCACGCATCATGATCTCAATATCAGATGCCAGGCGATGCCCACAGAACAGGTAAAGGCTTCCGGCAGGTTTTAACACCCGCCAGAACTGGGCCAGACAGTGGTCCAGCCACTTAAGGTAATCTTCGTCCCCTTTCCACTGATTGTCCCAACCGTTAGGTTTCACCTTGAAGTAAGGCGGATCGGTAACAATCAGGTCAATGGAATCATCAGGCAGGGACTGAATAAAATGCAGGCAATCAGCGTTGATTAAATCAACACTGTTTATTTTTACAGTATTTTTCATGGATCAGTAAGCGTAACTCTGGTAGGCTCACTCTGCTTTTGCGCTAAAGCAGTGGGCCGTGGTTCGCTTGTGACCAATAAGCATGAGCGAATGGCTGGCAGGTGCTACCAACACCCACCAGCCGCCCATTTTCACAGCAGGAAACCGCCATTACTGGCAGCGTCTGAATTTATTCCCGTACCCGCCGTTATCCTTCGCCAGACCCGCCAGAACTAACTGAGTCAGTATTAACTGGCACCGGGCTTCGCTTACTCCGGTAGTTCTCGTCATCATGCGTGGCGTTACCCACTTGTCAGCAGGTAAGAAATGAAGGACTGCGGCGGCGGTTTCTGTCATATCTTGCTGTTTTAGCATGTCTTTTCCCTTCTGGTTAACATGACATACCAATAACTCTTGTCTAAAAAGCCAGCAAGATAAAAAGCCAGTATTCACGACCACCAGCGTGTTTACTGTACTGCACAAGGTTTACAGGTACAAAAAAACCGCTCAGCGGCGGGTTTAAGTTGTGTGGCGAAGTAACCACTCTTAACACGATATAATACTTTTTGCGTACGCGTTAGGATTTTTATAAACTATGCGTCCCCATTCTCGCTATCTTTAGTCGGTCCTGGAATACACATGAAAGTTAGAAGCATAGGATTTACAATAAATAACAATAACAAAAATATTAATACCGTTGACGTAATGAATGCTTTTATCAACGCATCAAACAGAGAACACAGTCGCACAGACTATACTCGTAAAATTCTCATTTCGGATGTGAATGATTTCTATTATGGATTAGTTGTCACATTCAGAAACCAAAAAAAGAACTGTAAGTCGCAATTTGTTGATGGTAAATTCCAGCTTAAAATTGAAGATCTTCAAGGAAGTGACAAACTTGCTAATTTCAACTTTTTCTTAATTAAAAAATCTAATCTTTCTGGTCTCTATATGTATCACCACGGTTCATGCAGTCTGAACACTCTCTTTTCTCATTTAGAAACAATAAGTAATGAATTTATCAGAAATCAAAATAAAGAAGAAATAAAAAAACTTGGTGATAAACCAAAACAAAAAGAAGTAACTGCAATAAATAAAAAATACAAAGAAAGACTGACTTTCAGCCTTATGACAAATAAAAACAACATTCAGAGTGTTTTATGTCAATTCAAAGAGATTAAAAGCACAAGCTTTAAATTTAATTATATAGATTTTAAAGGTGGACCAATGACTGCGCTTGAACAATTTGTTAACACCACCACAATAGATATGAATTTTAATTCTAGCGACAGAACAAAAGTGCAACAACTATCTCAGAATCTTTCAAATATTTATAATTCTATGAGTGGAGTTGCTAAAGCACAGGTTATTGCAGTAAACCATGCAGGAATAGAAAAAACCATTGATTTTATGAACTGCCCTGTTTTTTTTGAAACATACGATTTCGATATAATTGCCGATAAAGTCAATGGATTGACAAACGATAATTATACAACAAACCCTGTTTTTGATATGATAAAAGAAGAAATGCTGAACGGGACGAATAAAAATGCCTTTATATGAATGGCTAATAAATAAAAGATTGAGGTATCAGTACCTTACACTGCTTGCATTCTCGATCCTGGCATTGCTTGCACTTTACCTATTGTACAGAAACACACCTAAAGTAAGTGTTAACTTTTTTGAGTTTTATCATAAAAACTTACGAGGCTATCTCTTCTCCGGTTTTATTTCCGTGGGCTCATTTTTATTGAGCCTGCATACCTTTGTCATAATAAATTTACGCGATAAGGTTTTTGCAACTCAGGAATATAAGGAAATTTATAGCATTGCCACTGGTATACCTATTGACAAAATCAATGATAGTGTACTTTATAAACCTTTAGACAATTTATCCTCATTTATTAATACATCAATATTATGTTCTATCACAACAGCAATTGCACAATTCACTATTGGACTTTCAACTAATTTATATGCATGCTTATTTTGCGTATGGCTTGCAATACTAACGGTATTTCTTTTATTACATTGCCTCATCATAATCAGACAAAATATTAAAATTTTATTAAAGCAACAGAGAAAAAAAGGGGGGTAATTCCCCCTAATATTACAACATTGAAAGCACACCATCCAGAAAACCAAGAGCTGTTTGCAACTCTTTTCTTATTGTCCCATCAGAACACTTCTGCTTCTTTGCAATAGTTCTTAGTGAGATGCCGATAACAAAATGAGCAATAACCAACTCATACTCTTCGGGCTTATATTTCCGCAATCGCGCAACACAGCTGTCAATCATGATTCCTTCATCATCATCGCATTGTTGGCGTGTTTTCTTTCCATGAGGTAGTAAACCTTTAAACCCTGCAGCAACAGGCTGCCAGTCCACACCACTGTTATCTGCTGCAGCCCATGCACCCCAGCGGTCCAATACTTCATACATATCACGCATCAACTTTCTCCACAAAATCAGGCCAGCACGCCAATTGCCAGTGCACGATCGATAAAACGAAATATCAGCTCCAGCTGGGAGCCATACTTCTCTTCAAATGCCACGGTATCCGCATGCAGCTCGTCGTGATGCTTTCTGCACAAAGGCAACACAAAGAGGTCATGCGCTTTTGTAGCCATTCCACCCTGACCGTGACCTATCAGGTGGTGGGGATCATCAGCAGGTTTTCCACAACATGCGCACGGCTGCGTCTTAACCCATCGCGTGTACTTTTCATTAACCCAGCGGCGACGTTTTGGGCGTAACATAAAAGACTCCGGCGACTCCGGATCCACTTTCAGCGCCAGCACCTTTTTCGCTTTATCCTGGATGATGCTGGTGGCAGGAACCGAAGGCACAAGGTCACTTTCCCGGGTGACAGACGGCACAACAGGCTTCGGTAATCTCAGTGCCTTACGGGCTGCACTTTCCGGTAAGGCATCCGCCAGATCATTACGAATCAGCCACCAGCACAGTTCCGGCATTGTCACAACGTGACTGTCATCAAAACCGAGATCCCGACGCACGACAGACAACACCCAGCGGGCACAGTTATCCGTTGCCATTGACTCCAGCCGTTCCGTGAACTGATCACGCAGCTGGTTATCGCAGTGCCAGCACAGACGGATTGCGCCCGGCGCGTGTCGCATTGTGGTCATGTTCTCGCTGTGCCAGTCGGAATGAGGCCACTGACAGCCCTTTTCACGAAGTAACCAGCTTTCAAGGCATTCCACGCCACCAGCACGACGGATCACTGCCTCATTGCGGAACACGGCCCGAACGACAGGATCATCCGCCAGCGGTTGTGATGCCGCCGGAACGGCACCACTGGCGAAAGATGAATAACGTTCCGGCTCAGGCTCCAGCAGGACACGCCCCTGCATAAACAGGGGCATCAGCTCTGAACCTGGCCTGAACAACACGATCCCCATACGTGGGGCAATTTCAGGGGTCAGTAGTGCTCTCAACGTAGAACCTCACAGCACAATCTGTTTCAGTTTCTGTACCGCTTTCCCCATATCCGCCATAGCATCAACAAACTCATCAAATTTACGACTTGCCATTCCATACGCCTGGAGGATTTCCAGTCTCAGAGGATCCAGTTGCTTTTTAATTTCCGCACGATCATTAAATTTCTTCTCTGCTTCTTCCGCAGCCCTGATCAGCTCCTCAGCATGCCTGCGTAATTCATCCGGAGTAACGGTCTTTTTAATCACAACGGGTTCCTCTGTTTTTACTGGTATTTCACTATTTACTGCCTGATGTCCAAATTTAGGATGATGTAACGTTGTAGTTCTTCCATCATTCGCAACGACCAGAAGTCCACTGTCGCGGATAATGCCAATGAGTATCTCCTTATCCCTTTTATTCAGCAGACTGTACGCCTGCACTTTCTGTGATATCTGGGTCAGTGTTGCGCCTTCCGGCATTCGTTCAACAAAACGTTTAACCCTGGATAAAACTGGCTGCAGATGGGGTGGTGTAATTCTCATGCTCCACGCCTCCCATCAGTGAACGGTATCGAGCAGCTTTAACAGCTCAGGGAATCGGGATTCGAAGAAATGCGGCTGCGTCTCGCGCGGATTTGCAGGACTGGTGATGTTCTTGCCGAACATGCAGCCTTTCGCCGTCAGCGACCAGAATTTTTTGATGTTGTTAATCGCGGTACGGCTGTATCGTTCGCGTTGTTCAACGATCCCCAGCTTCGCCATCTGGTGATATGCCTGATTAGCCGTCAGGCGGATACCATATTGCTTCAGCAGTGCACTCAGCGACAGCGTGGGGCGACTTGAGCCATCAGGCGCGTCAGCAGGAGCATCAATGGCATAGCGCGGTGCCAGATTCGGTAAGCCAACAGCCTCCTGGAGTTTCTGACAGGCACCAAGCACAGATGAGTTAGACAGGTTTAACTCCCGACGCATAAAGTCCAGCAGAATCACACCAGCCTGCATCTTGTCAGCAGCCTGCCCGGATAATTTTTCCGGTGCGCTGGTTACCATGTCGAAAGTACGGATCACCTTCAGATGGAATGACGGGCTGATCCACATTGCATAGGCATACACCAGTTCCTTACAGACATACGTTCCCCGTTCATTTCCCCCATGAATCACACTCACCGGGTCAACACCCAAATTCTGGGTGTTGGTCAATTCATGAACAAGCTCAACAGTTTGTTGGCTGGAAAGAAACTTTCCTGGCTCCTTGGTTCTGGCATTTGCACCAGATGCTACTGCTGCGCGATGCAGATCGTTCAGGCTGTAACGCCCATAAGCATCACGACGAACTTCAATACCATCAATGACCATCAGATTATTCATACTTCGTTTCTCCTCTTAATCAGGCGGCTGCACCCGCCGTTTTCTCGTACTTACTGATAGTGATCTCGACCTTCCCTTCCGGGATAACCGGTCCCCACTCCACCAGCATTCTTTTCACCTGGCTGTCGTCTTCCCACACACCCGCGTGTGTCAGGGCGTCAAACAGTGCCTTGTTATAGTTGTCCAGATCGCGGATCCTGTTATCAGGAGGAAACAACACGATCTCCACTGAAGCAGGTGCCGACGTTGGTTTTGGCAGACGACGTAACTGCTCAACTATTGCTGCACACGCCGCGCTCTGAAATTTTCGCCCCGCCGCGCTTATCAGGCTCTTACCAGCAAATGCCCCTTTGTTGGGGTGTCGCCAGTACGTGTTCACGCTGGGCGGGAAAGGCAGGATCAGCTTCATACTTTCAGGCCTCTCTCATGTAACCAGTGAGTTGCACGCAGCCTTGCGTTTTCCTCACCGGCAAGCAGTGAGCGGATAATCCCGACCGCTTCGCTGTCGTCGTCCTTCACTGCGGTATGAAGCGTGATCCCCCGGGCCACACCACGCTTTATCGTGATGACGCCTTTTTTCTCCAGTGCGCGAAGATGCTCCACCGCTGCATTCACTGAACGGTATCCCAGCATGGTTGCCACCTCCTGATTGGTTGGCGGGAAGCCACGTTCTTTCTGATAAGAAATCAGCATATCCAGCACCTGCTGCTGGCATTGAGTTAACGTCGTCATGCCGCCATCTCCCTGACCAGTTTTTCTGCCTGCTGGCGAACCTGCGCCAGAAAGGCCTCACCACATGCCTCAAGTTCATCGCGCCCGATGTAGCTGATTGCCGGTCCCTTCCAGGTCTTGTCGAAAACAGCAATAGCACCAGCGAAGAAAGCGCCTGTCGGTACCTGCTTCTCGTCTTTCGGGATAAACCAGGCAGGCAGTTCAAAACCAATACGCCCTCGAATAAAAGCAATATGGTCCGCATCTTCCGGCCACCACACTTCGCTGGTGGCAGCTTTGATCAGGAAAACATAGCGCCCCCCCTTATCACGCATGGCACTGGCATGTTTCATGATGTAACGCATGCCGGTGATGTATTGCCCCTCATGCTGACTGGCGCGGCTGTATGGGGGATTACCAAAGGCAGCCCCTTTAAGCTCCGCAAGACGTTCTGACCAGTCATGCGCCAGCGCGTTGTCTTCCGCCGTGTAATACGCAGCACATTTGGCGTTATCACCGTCAGTGAACAGATCCAGAACAAACGGGCCAAACAGGGTGTTAATTCCCCAGAAAATGTTGTCCGGCGTGCGCCACTGATCGCCCACTTCCTTCAGTTCATGGGCTGGTTTGTTCCGCAGTTCCACCAGCGCCTGGCAATATTTATTACTCATTAAGCCCCCACGAAATTCCCTGACAGATACCACTCTTCACCCGATGCAGCGCGCTTGCTGCTTTTCCGTAAGCACCGCTCACGACGTGCCAGAAAATTGTTTCGTTCTGGCTGGGAGTGGCTTTCACGGAATGCCGCCATCCACACCGTTGCAGCACGACGGTATAAGCCCCTGGACTCCAGTTCTTCAGCCTGGCGGGTCAGGCACAAAATCACACGGGGATCGTTAGTGCCGACATAGAAATTGCGCACAGGTCTGGTTTCACGAACTGGTTGTGGTTCCGGCTCCTGCGCTCTCTCAGTCAGGCGCGGGAAATGTCTGCGTGTATCTCCTTCACAACGGTGAGCCACACGCCCACTCTGACGTAACTTGCTTGCTGACTGCAGAACGCGCTGTCGTGAGTAACCTGCAAAAGCATCCGCAATGTCTCCGGAAGTACAGCCCGGATGGGCTTCAATGAATTTCTGAACTTCATTCAAAAGACTCATGATCACCCCCTGAATCCTGCCGGGATCTGGCTGTAGTCCACGTTGTCGTAACTGGCTTTGAAGTACGGGTCCTCGCGTCTGGCTGCAGATACCGCAGGAACTTCCCAGGATTCTTCGAAATGACGATCCGGACCAAAGAACGTGACAGCCTGTTTCACAAATTGTGTGCCGCTGTTACCCATCGCAGATACCCAGCCCGCGTAGCGTTTCACACCTTCCAGCATGGTTTCGGGGTTTACTCCCTCATTCAAACGGGCTTTCCAGGCTTTGAAGGCTGCAGATTTTGAATTGCCACCAGCACGTTTGGGATATGCCAGCCATGCCTGCTCAAACTCCGGAGAGTATTCCGGTCGGTTTGAACGAACTCGCACGGACTCATCAACTGATGCACCAACAGCTATTGGTTCATTGACTGGTTCTTTGACTGGTTCAAAAGAGTGACTGGTTCTGGGTGAATCTCCTGCACTACCCCCTGGTGCAACTCCTGCACTACCTGGTGAATTTGCTGCACCAGATAGTGAATTATTTGCACTACCCCCTAGTGAATCTCCTGCACCATCAAGATGAAGAAGATAGATATTACTTGAGTTACCTTTTTCACCTTTCCGGGTGACTTTTTTACCAGCCCGGACTCACAGAGGGCCGCAATATGATTCATCACAGAACGTTTGCTAATCTCGCACTGATCAGCGATATGCTGATAGCTGGGCCAGCACTCGCCCTGATCGCTGGCATTATCAGCCAGCTTAATCAGAACCAGTTTTCGCAATGGATTTCCCACTCGAATTTTCATCGCTTTAACCATCAGCTCCATACTCATGCAGCACCTCCGAGATGCTTCATGTTTTTTCCGGAGCGAAAGGCTATAAGCGGCATACTGACGCGGTAACTACGGCCCAGCGGTTCACAAATCACCTTCTGACATTCACGGTCAACCAGGCTAACACGTAGAACATGCCCTGCAGGTGTGGTGTACCACTGCCCCGGACGAGGACAACGGAAAGTCTGATTGGTAAACCGTTTGAAAATATTCCGGATCATTTGCGCCCCCTTACCTCTGAAGGGTTCAGCGACAAATTTATGAGGCAGGCCAGTGCCGAAGCATCATTAATATAGTCATACAAGCTAACAGCCAGCGGAGATTCGGCTTTTGCCAACATAGGATAAAGCTGCTGCAGCCAGACCTGATGAATTGATGAAATGTAGGAATAGAGAACGCTGGCGTTATGTGCAACGTCGCTCAGTACAGAGGGATTTGAAAGCTGTTTCTCCATCTGGTTAAAGGCATTGATGTATGCCTCTTTGAACTGGGCAGCACGTTTACCCGTGAAACCCATAGCAAGAAACGCAAAGCCGTCGCGGGTTATTTGATAGCAAGGTAGTTTGCGGCCTGTGCAATCGGTGTAATCACTCACCGAAAAATTGCGGGAAGTGAATGATGCAGAGCATTCAAGCGTGCGGATCTTTTTCAGTACATCGTCATGACGTTTGGAGAAGAAGTTGGCAACAGCCAGGGATGAAGTAACAGCCTGACCATCAACGATGGCAATTTCAGGTTGAGTGAGGGTTGAGATCGTAGCCATGATGGCAGCCTCCGATAACAGTGAATTACCTTCACCACCGGAAACGCCAATTTCGCTGGTGGTGAACTGAACGGGGTTGGCGTAACCGGCGTTATCGGAAACCGGCGCACCTTTCGGTGCCCCCGTCCAGCCCACCATAATTTGGGTGTGCACAGACGCAGACGATAAAAAAGACGCTGGCGCGTCATATATCGCCGATAACATTTCTAGGACGCCAATCCCGGCACCCGCTTTATAAGGTGCCTGAACAGTGTAACGTCCCGGAATGGCAGAATCAATGTGCTGGTGGTCCTTCACACTCAACAAAATCACGCCTGAATTTCCACAAAGGACTAAAGCACTCATGCGGGTAGTCTTTGCGAAGATAGATAACGCGCTGTGTTTCTGGTTCCCAACGAATAACATGAACATAAAGCCCTCTTCCGTCACGAAACCAGCGGTTAAGTTCCTGCACAACTCGCCCCCCACAGTCAGGTAAAGTTCTCTGTGGTTACTTACAGCCAGGTGATTTGGTAATCTGCATTCATGCCGTAACAACAGGTGTTCAGAGACGCTGACCACCAGCTGTTGCGACAAACGGTTATTTGCCGTTAAACTGTTCATGCGTTAGTTTCTCCACAGACACAAAACGCCACGACGCCCGGAGCTGCACACTCGCGGGCGTCACTCTTTTCTGGAGCGCAAAAGATTTTGTAGACCAGTGCTGCATGCTCCTGGAGCTTCGAAATTGACAGATACAACTCATCATTAATTGCTGTCTGCTCGTGTGGCTCCACTACCCCATCTTCGATTGCCGAACGAATCTGTTTTGAGTAACTCCCGATCTGTTCGATGACTTCCAGCAGGCGCTGGTTTATATCGGCGTTCTCAACTTCCTCAATGTCAGGAAGCGATACAAACACCCCACCTGCAGACTGTGCGACAGCATCCGCAATGTAGTGAGTGCCAGCCGCGCGCTGTAAAATCATTGCCCATCCCAGCGGGAAAATCTGATCGCCATCTGCACGAAGGCGGTTGAATAAAGCGTTCTCTGTTACATCCAGCCACTCAGCAGCTTCAGCGTAACCCCCCGGCAACGCCGCGATAGTTTTTCTGACAGCTTTCACGTACCACTCAGGCTGTTTTTCCATTTTCCAGTGATGCTTACCCACGGCTTACCTCCTGTTCCTGTGGTTTAAACCCATTCTGGTTTTGGCTAGATTGAAAACGTGTCGGATAAAGAATCTGCATTTCGCTGATTTCACCCTTAAAAAAATTGGCCAGACGTTCTGCAAGATCGATAGATGGAATTTGTTCCAGTCTTTCAATACGACTCAGCGTCGCTGGATTGACCTGAACGCCCGCAGCAACATGCTGCAAAGTAAATCCGTGCGCCTTACGCACATTCCGTAATGGTGATTGCATATGACCTCCACATATTGCGTGATGAGCATATTATTTCACGCAAATATTTTGCGCAAGTTGATTTGCTTAATGCGCAATAAAGAAATGTAATAAACGCATGAACATAGGAAATCGAGTCAGACAACTTCGCCAGGCGAAGAACATGAAAATCGCCGATCTCGCTGAAGCAATAGGAGTGGATGCGGCGAATATCTCACGCCTGGAAACAGGTAAGCAGAAACAATTCACTGAACAAGCCCTGAGTAATATTGCCAGGAGCTTAGGTGTTGATATTGCTGATCTCTTTACCTCAGACTTCAAAAGTAATACTGTATGTAAAAACAGTATTAGTGAGGATGTTGCGCAGGTGAAGGATGTATTCCGTATTGAAATGCTGGATGTCAGTGCCAGTGCGGGAAATGGCCTTATCCAGGGCGGTGATGTCATTGATGTGATTCATGCCATTGAATACAGAACTGATAATGCTGTATCGATGTTTGGCGGACGACCAGCCAATCACATTAAAGTTATCAACGTTCGTGGGGACAGTATGTGTCCAACCATTGAGCCAGGAGATCTCATCTTCGTTGATGTCAGTATCAATCAGTTTGATGGAGATGGTATCTATGTATTTGGTTTTGATGATAAAATTTATGTCAAACGACTACAAATGATACCTGACAAACTACTGGTGATTTCTGATAACCAGATTTACCGTGAATGGGGAATTACCAGCGAAAATGAACACCGGTTTATGGTCTTTGGAAAGGTCTTAATCAGCCAGTCACAAACCCTTAAGCGACACAATTAACCCTTACCTCCTCATCAATTAGCCACCCGAAGGTGGCTTTTCATTACCCATAAAATTGCACATCTCGCAATAAAAAGACTTGCATGATACGCAACTTCATTTTATCTTTCTTTCCAGACCAACAAACAAGGTACTAACAAAATTTGGTTGTAACACGGCGTATGGCACATGTGTCGTTAGCGGTCTGGGGACGTTAAAGGGGACAATCCACTCCTTGCTCGGGCAAACAAACCAGGTAGCCGGAATGTGCAAGTCAATGATGATGCTGATAAGACGCCTAACCAGCGTGGCGATCCGGTTTGACGCCTGGGAAGAGACCAGGGTGCAACGATGAGGGCATTTATGGAGCCGCGACAAAGTGTGGTGCCGTAACTGGCTAAGTGCTCTCAGCGTTGTGGTAATCCGCGAAATGGCGCGGCGGTAAGTATGGCGGGGTTACTCTTTCCCCGTTGAGGACACCGGATTGTCAGGTTGACCATACGCCTGAGTGACAACCCCACCACAACAGCCACTGCTTTGGCGGTACCAGTTTGTACACTTTCTTCCGGCTGGTACCGCTCTTTTTACAAAACAGAGAAGAGCATCACCGGACGACGGGCTCATAACCCAATCCACCCGGGCGGATGCCACCGCAGGTGTTCTTCTCTGTTTTGTGGAGAAACCAACCGACCTTGCAGGGTCGATATGATGAGGAGCAGTGCAGGAAGAAATGGCTAACGAATTTCGTGATCTGCTTGTTGAGAAATTCAAAGACAGCAAAGTAGAAACCTTTATTGGTACTTTTACCGCCTGATTTCCTTACTGCAAATGCCCCTGCGGGGGCATTTATGGAAACATAATTGACTCAATAATCGCCTGATGGCGAGGGTTTTCTTTAACCAAAATTCTGCGCGGTGCAGCGCATATACGTGGAGAACAAAATGTCATTTATTAAAACTTTTTCCGGGAAGCATTTTTATTATGACAAGATAAATAAAGACGACATCGTGATTAACGATATCGCGGTTTCCCTTTCAAATATCTGTCGCTTTGCAGGACATCTTTCACACTTCTACAGTGTCGCCCAGCATGCAGTGCTTTGCAGCCAACTGGTGCCGCAGGAATTTGCTTTTGAAGCGTTAATGCATGATGCAACAGAAACGTATTGCCAGGACATCCCCGCACCACTGAAACGACTTCTTCCTGACTATAAACGGATGGAAGAAAAAATAGACGCCGTAATCCGTGAGAAATACGGGTTACCTCCTGTTATGAGCACGCCAGTGAAATATGCCGATCTCATTATGCTGGCAACCGAACGCCGCGATCTCGGACTTGATGATGGCTCTTTCTGGCCTGTATTGGAAGGTATCCCGGCAACAGAGATGTTCAAAGTTATTCCACTGTCTCCAGGTCATGCCTACGGGATGTTTATGGAACGTTTTAACGAGTTATCGGAGTTACGCAAATGCGCATGAATGTTTTCGAAATGGAAGGGTTTCTTCGCGGGAAATGTGTACCGCGAGATCTGAAAGTGAACGAAACAAATGCTGAGTACCTAGTACGTAAATTCGACGCGCTTGAAGCTAAATGTGCGGCACTGGAAAACAAAATAATACCAGTGTCAGCTGAATTGCCACCTGCAAATGAAAGTGTTCTGTTATTTGATGCTAACGGAGAAGGCTGGCTGATTGGCTGGCGTTCTCTCTGGTACACCTGGGGACAAAAGGAAACCGGAGAATGGCAGTGGACATTTCAGGTCGGGGATCTTGAAAACGTCAATATCACTCACTGGGCAGTAATACCAAAGGCACCGGAGGCAGGGGCATAATGACCACATTTACCGACAAAGAACTGATTAAAGAAATCAAAGAGCGCATAGGCAGTCTGGATGTGCGAGACAATATTGAGCGCCGTGCTTATGAAATTGCTTTGGTATCGCTGGAAGCAGAACCGGTGGCATGGCTGCATTCAGACAATGGCTTAGGTATTCCGGCAATAACACGGAGTAAAAACATTGCTGACAGTTGGTTATCAAAGGGCTGGTATGTTCAGCCGCTATATATAGCCAAGCCAGTGCCGATGGTGCCAGATGTTCGTCCGTCTTTAAATAATGGCATAGTCGGTTTTGATGAAGGCTGGAACGCCTGCCGCGCCGCCATGCTTCATGGTGCCGAACCTGTAAGCCAGACTTACAAGTTGAACGAGCTGTCGGGCAACTCTCTGGTAACTCCGGATGGTTGGATAAGCTGTAGTGAGCGAATGCCGGACGATAAACAGTATGTTTGGTGTTGGGGTAAGTCTTACGGCTGGACTGAGTGCGATACCTTCGAAGGGTATTACGATTGGTCGAGAAACAAATGGTGGGCAGTTACTGACGATGGGGAAGAACCGGCATCGAAAGTAACCCACTGGATGCCGCTACCGGAGCCACCGCAGGAGGTGAAGTAATGAACAACTTAATGACAACTAAACAAGTCGCCGACTTCTGTGGCGTTTCAGTATCGACCGTTCTTCGCTGGAACAGCGTAAACAGGAGAACTGGCCAGAAATACAGGCCAGACTTTCCAGATCCTGATATTAAATCATGCCCAAATAAATGGGAATCACGCAAGATTTACAAATTTGCAGGAGTTATTGAGTAACGAGCATTAGCTCAGATGAGAGTTGGTACACCTATGGCACAGAGCTAAACCTGATCTGTTATATTCGCTCTGTGCCGGAAGTATGCCATATTTATTACATACAGTTGTCAATCTTTAAGACTAATTGTGATTGCATCTGGAAATCCAATTTGGCTATAGCACATAGTTTCGGTTATGAATAATTTTCTATCGATAAAATCAAGTACATCTTTTTTCGTGAGCCCCGTTAACATCGTCAATTTGTTAATTACATAATCATACCAATCATGGTGAAGCATGTTTATATACATGTTAATATCAACTGCATCTTTCCTCCATGAATTATTCGGTATCAAATCTTCAGATAAAAATCCTCGTATTAAATCGCTTGCATAGGACATCCTAAGAAAAACAGAAAGAAAAAGCCTTACATTAACATGTGTAAAATTTGTAGATAGCGTCGAAGGAAACTCGTAAAACCGGTAGATCAACCGACTTACAAACACAGCAGAGTCTATCGCATTTACTGGCAGTAATGTTCCGATGACACTTAATGCACCACTTATAACGAAGCCATTAGCAACAGAGGCATGAGAACCGCTTAGGGCAGATGTTAAACATGCACTCAGAATTACGATAGGAGGAATTCTTGCTATTTTTCTCAAACTCCAAGTGTCCACTTTATCCTCACCTATTATTAACCATCCATGACTCCCATTGCCATCATGGTTTCCATGACAATCCATAACAAGAATATGACCTTGATATTGATTTAGAGCATCAATAAACTCAGCTTTCGATCTAACATCAATAATCTCGCAATCAAGATCTGGCATCTGTTTTTTAAATATCTCAATTGCGTTCTCTAATATGAACTTTAAGTGATCATCAGGCTCAAAAGAACGTATAACTAAAACCTTTCTCAACTCAGATGCTTTTACTAAAACGCGCGGAAAAGCAGAGGCGCTCTGTAGAAGAACGTTACCAGGCGTAGCATTTATTCTTGATATCTCATGACTGAACATTATAGGTATGTTATTAAACCTAATCCAATCCAATGGTACATCACAAACAAAGGACAAATCGCTATAGTTTTTTCTTATATATGTTCTCAACTTGCAACCAAGGGCTCTTCGAATAACAGTATTGAATGCTTTAGATTTAGTGATGAATGCTTCACTATTTATCCCAGAAGAAGTTGCAAGATCTTCAAGATTTTTCAAATAATTGGAGTAATGATTTATTGCATTTGGCAATCTTATTGCTGGGATTTTTTTATTTATGCTAAATAAAGTAATCGCAGCTGTTGTTAATCGCATTTCAGCGCGTCTTAGTGAGGTGAGGTAACGGAAAGCAGGACTTTTAAAAAGTTCTTTTCTATCTGAATTTATATCAAGTCTAATTCCAGAATAGCCAGGATTCCTCAACACTCCATCAATAAGGAATTTTTTCTCAATTGTGGATAAATTTTCCGTTATTAACTCATAAAAGTCATTATTTTATCATATAAAAAAGAGTGCATACCCGGAGCAAAAAGTAAGACTTCCGTTGGAAGTGGTATATCTAATTCCTTTAAACATTCGGTGTATGCATCAACGCTATGAAGTATTATTTCTATAAACTCTCTTTTGCTACTACCATCTTTAATTCTTTTTGGTGGAGATAGCATATAGCCAAGTGATTCAATTAACAACTCATTGGGTAGTGTTGAATTGTTAAGCGTCGATCTCCAAGGTGATTTATTAAATAAAGCCCCTCTTCGCTTCAACTTCGTTGATATTTTCTTTTCACTGTGATTTTTTCTTATTTTATCCTCAATGAATTTCAACCGAGAGAAGAGCACCTTATCAAATGAGTATATACTATTAATCTTATTAAGTGGTTGATCAGCGCGTTTAGAATTGCAACAAATTATAGGTGGTATAGCAAAATGTTTTTTTAAAGCACAAACATACGAAAAATCTTCTTTAGCACAAAAAATTAAGCAAAATGGCGTTTGATAAATATTTGGTATTTTTTCAAGATTTTCTTTAGATATTAAAAAAATAGGATTTAGCCCGCTTAGAGTAGGCTGAAAGTTATCATTTTCATTGACAAAAATCTCACTAATTTCTTTTGGTGTTTTGGCCAATAAAAAAAGAATGTTGGATATCTCTGGGTTGAGGAGGCCAGTATCGAAACCTTGGATTATGGTTTGTTCCCCAGTAGTAGGCATGATTACAACTTTAAGTATCGCCCCGTGTTCCTGTAACAGTTCCATCAAAAATCCTAATAAACAAATAAAAATGTTATAATCAAAAACTGCAAGGATTAGCAAGCAATTCTTACAGTTTTAAGAAGGGGATTATACCGCAATATGCATAATTGCGTTCTGCCTATGCAAAATGTCAGTTCTAGTCTGAACAAGTACAAGTAACTATCGATTCAACCCTCTCCCACCACGCCTGGTAAGCTTTACGCTGTTCTTCTAAATAATCGCTCTTGTCATAAACCTGCCATACCCCTGGCAGTTTATGACCGAGCATTATTTCTGCAATATGAGGCGCAGTAAGATCAGAAAAGTTTGTTCGTGCTGTTCGTCTCAAATCATGAAGAGACCAATGAGGGAATTGATACCCCAAACGCCGCCATGCGTACTGCATTAAATTGTAAGGCAGCGACTGCAATGATGTCCGTCCAACGGGCTCCCTGCTTCCTTCCTTAGTAAAAAGCATATCGGAACCATTGTTCATAGAGATAACGTACTTTATAAGCTCTTCAACCGGTTCAATAATGGGGCGCTTTAGCGGTTCGCCTGTTATATCCCCTGTCTTATGTCGTTCTGGCGGTACAGTCCATACCTTATTTATGAAATCAAAATCATCCACCCTAGCAGTAATTAGCTCCGAACTACGGCAACCAAAATGCAGTAATAGTTTAATGAAGGCCCGGTATTTGGGAACCATTCTAGAGCCATCGATCGCAGCATAAAGAATTTTAATTTCATCGTGTGTCAGAAACCGTTTCTTCTGACCTTTACGGATATCCATATCTTTACCCGTGATATCCGACAGCGGGCGAGTTTCAATAAGCTTTCTCTTATACGCCCAGACATGGGCCTGCTTTGCGTTAATTAGCAATCGGTCTGCTATTGCTGGAGTCTTAGTGCTAAGAGGCTCCAAGACTTCTAACCAATCATGCAATGTAGCTGCATCGTGAGGGATATTCCCGATTTTAGAGAACAGGTGCAGCTCAAACGAGCGGAGTATCTGTTCAGAACCCTTTTTATTTTTTACACAATATGCTTCATACCAGGCACGGATCACAGACTCTACCGTCATGGCTTCAGTAGCTTTTCGTTTTTCAGCCTGCTTGACCAATCGTGGATTACGGTTTGACTCGAGTTCACCACGGAGACGGATAACTTCTTCTCTGGCCTCTTTTAATCCAGTTGCCGGGTAAGTTCCGATATCAAGACGCTCACCTTTCCCTGCCCATTGATAACGATATTGGAACACTACGCGACCTTTCGGTGATACTCTGACAGACAGACCATCACGATCGGATTTAACCAAAACCTTATCACGTTCCTTTCCAACGACTGAACGCAACCACGCATCAGACAGCGCCAT